AATAGCATCAGCATTATCCTTTACAGCTTGATCCAATGCATCAAGAGCGCTAGCTACTGTGTCGCCGTCAGAAATATAATTATCTTCTGTAAATGTCATATCGCCAACAGAAGAATTTAGATCATTTATTCCGCCCTCTAGATCGACTGTACCTGCTCCGATTGACCAGTTTCCACCACTGTTGGTCCAAGTAGGAGCAGATGTGTTATCGGAAGATCCGGTAAATGACCACAAGTTAGAAATGTCTTCAGTTAGCTCTACGTCACCTTCCCAAGAACTTACGAAGTCTGTTCGTAGCCATTCCCACTCTTGAACGTCTGACATTCTTTTTCTCTGTGGATATACGAATGCTACGCTGGTTACACCAGTACCTGTAAGGTCACATGGGTTACCGTTTTTGTAGAATCTGAAGTATACGTCTGTCCCAGCTCCAGCTCCACCAAAATCGGCGCCGTCGTACATCATAGCATAAATAATATCAGTACCATCATCAAATTCCTGACCGGAACTCATATCAAGAACGTCTACACGGCATACGTTGGAGCTTCCGCCTTCATCATGATACTGACCAGCATTGGCTGTACTGGCATAAATTGGAAGACCTGTCCAGTCTGTACCACCATCTTGACCAGCATATCTTGTGGTAATAGTGGCCAGCACTCCAGTGGAACCTGATGTAACTGTATAACCAGAACCAGAATTGTCTTCTTCTACGGCTATGATGACAGATTTATTACGAAGAGAATGGCCCCTAACATTTTCCATGTTATAGTCTACGAGTGAATCTCCACCACTGTTTGTAGTGGTAGGATCAAACATAAGACCTGGGGTGTCATACCAATTTGTAGTCCCTTTGAATTGCTTCATTATGGACCTAATAACATTGGTATCCTCTTCCAATGAACCTGAAATAACAGGCTCTGCTACTGCCGCAGTATTAACATTAGCAATAGCATCATCATAGGTAGCAGCACGTCTAATTTGTTCTAATTGTCTTAGTAAACTTCTAGCCATGTCTGTTTACCCCCTTGTGTTTTATGTTACTTAAATCCTGCTTAATTCTAATTCTTGAATCCTCTTTCTTAGAATTCTGCAAAGGCTGTCCTTTCCAGTCAATGGATTTGCTTCCTGTAAAGCATATCTAAGCAAATGTGAATCCATTATATTTGGAACAACGTCCCTAGCTTTCCTTACAGATAGATTTACTACGTCCTTCACCGTCATTTTCTTGATTTCTTGAATTGTTGTGACTTTGGTAGGGTCCTCTTCTGCAAGTTCCGTTATGGGGGCCTTTTGTTCTACCTTTGGTTCTTCCTTTAATTCGGTAGATTCCTGTGAGTCCTCGTTAAAAACTATTTCCCATACATCTTTATTCGGTAATTTAACGCTTCGGAGCCAATTAGCAAATTCTTCTCCCGTCGCTAAATCGTGTTTTGTGCCATATTGTTCATAAAGCTCGTCTAAAGAAACCGTGGCTCCTGGTCCTATAGACCTTTTCATAGCGTGCATCCATGTTACGGACTTATTTTTTACATACCCGTTCATAGTTTTAATTCCTCCTTTTCCTTTTCTATTGGTTGTTGAACTTTCCCTTGACCGGATTTACATCCCTCTACTATAATAGAGGTCAGTTTATGATTTTGACTATAATAATCATGGTTTATATGAATTATAGCCAAAATTTTCAAAGGGTTGATAGTATAGTATCCCACACCCGAAGATATGGGATACTATATATCTTTTCTATAATACACTATATTATAGAGACCTGTCAATAACGCCCATTCCGAGCATTCTAGAATCTAAACAAGCAAAGCCAATCTCAGCCCATCCAAAGAAGCCAGCCTTTTGGACGCGGAGCAGAGTTGGATCGTCATGCGCTTGATATTCTTTTCGGATTGGCATAACAAGAGAGTCATTAACACTTAAGTCAAAACCCATGATCTGGGTCTCACCCAATGTGCTAACCGTTCCATCAGCGGCAGTTACGTTACCGTGGTCGATAGTGTAACTGTTGTACGCATGGGAGCTGGCAACAAACTTACCAAACGCAGAACCATCGTCGTTGATGTTGTACATACCGGTTGCACCAAGGTGCTGTACCTCATGAAGTGCTACATTCCACAGCGAACCCATTCCAGAAGCCTGAAAAATCTCGCGTCTTGTTACTGGGTCGATGTCTGTATCTGTCCACTCACGAATGTCAGCGGCATCCTCAGGTGAAATATAGAGATCGGTGAGAGTCCTGCCTATTCTCTTGAAACCAACGATCATCTTGTTGATGAGCTCTTTGGACAGATATCCTGCGCCAGTAGAACTTGGGTCGATTTCATAAATAGGGGCTGGACGAGAGCCCAATAGACCTTTACCAGAAAACGCTGAAGTAGCAGCTGGCATAATAACTCTCCAACCACACTCTTCTTCGTAATTAGCAATGTCCATGGCAACTCTTGATGCGGCTCTTTGGGCAATGTCTACACGAGAGTCTCTTGCATAAGTGATTTTCCAATCGGCACTTGCATTGATAGCAAATGTTGGGACATAAACCTCTTCTCCAATACCTTCAATGAAGTTTTGTGCCATATAGCCTAGTCCAGGCAGTACCCACACAGGAACTTCAAAATCCTCTGCTACAGGGTATACAGCCTGTGCTCCTGGAGCCAATCTCTCGACTGCGAACAGTCTTCTCATGATTGATTCCAGCTCAATCTTCTGAAGGATCGGAGTAGTAAGAGCAGCTGCGAAAGCTTTATATGCTGCAAGTCCCTCAGGCGTATCAATATTCGCAGTGGCCTTAAAAAGTTCTTGCATTTCGCGCTTATCCATATCTACTCTTCCTCCTTAATATTTAATTACGGAGACACATAAAAGCGGTGTCTTAATCCGTTTTTATCGTTTAGATAAGAAGCTTGATCCTAATAGGATAAAGCGTAGTGTTAGCTAAATTAGCTTCACATTTAGCCTTGCTGGCACCCTTAACAACTCTAGCTACAGCAGTAGCTACAAGACATTCACCATCATCATCAGCATTGTTAGCAACGGTGGAACTGTTGGTAACTTTACCAATAGGTGTGGTACCGGCACAGGTAGCAGGATATAGCCTTTCGCCTGGTTTCATATAATTGGTGATAACACCAGCTGCATGTTTACAGGTGTAATGGACCGTATCCCAGATACCATGGTGAGCTACAGCGAGAGGCGCAGATTTATGACCGTCAATAGCTCCAGCGGTGCTATAATGCGGTTGCGCAATAACATCACTTGAACCAAGGTCGCCTGGCATCATAAATCCAGCAGGATGAACCTGATGGTAGCCTACTTTAACCTTCTGCATAGCGAAACCAAAAGGAATCTTCTCTTCTGTTCCCAAAGCCGCAAAAAGGGCCTGGGTAGAATAAGCTCTAACCATCGGCTCTTCGTTGGTAGCTGCTTCTACAAGATAAAGAACAGAACCAGCATAGCAGATTACTCCGCCAACGCCAGCAGTACCAAATGATTCATTCTCGTGATAGCTACAAAATTGATTTTCTACAACAGGATGTCTAGGTATAAACATATCCTTTTACCTCCTCTTTATAATTCTTTATATTATTTCATTGCTTCGGCCAGTGCTCTGCCGAATTCGGCATATTTCTCGAGCATACCGGCTGAAGGGCGAACATCCAAATTAAGAGCAGCAAAAGCCGTCTTGTTAGGATCTACGTTAGCAGGAGGAGTTTCTTCGCCTTCTTCCTCGCTTTCTTCCTCAGCCTCTTCTTTTTCCTCAGATTCTTCCTTTTCTTCAGCTTCTTCTTTTTCCTCAGTTTCTTCTTCAGCTTCCTCTTTCTCTTCTGCTTCTTCTTTTTCTTCTTCTGAGGTTTCTTCTTCAGCTTCTTCTTTTTCTTCGGATTCAGTTTCGGCTGCGGCTGCGAGTTCATCAAGGACTGCCTGCCTAATAGATATCAGTTCGTCTTTATAAGCTGCGTAATCTTCGTCGGACATTTCCCTTACTTTAGCAATTTGATTTGCCTTAGCATCTTTATTGCTATGGGCAACTCCGGCTTCTTCAAGTTCAGACATTCTGACATCAGTAGCTCTATCTTTCTTAATTTCTTCAAGAGTGTTTACACTTTCTGCGAGTTTTTCCTCAGCAGTTGCGACCTCTGCCCTAGCTGCCTCAAGCTCGGTTTCGAGATCTGTCATTTTGGTTTCACTCTCTGAGACTTTAATCTCGAGCTCTTCTACTTCGCCGTTTCGCTCTTCTAGAGCGTTCGTAAGGTCTTCAATTGTTGAAGCGGCTTTCTGAAGGGCTTCTTCGGTTCTTCGTCTCATTTCAGCTTCTTCTTTTT